TGCTGGACCGATGAACCTTAAATCCTTGACTTCGGGTCAATGCTCCGATAGTCAGGCAGGGTCGGTGAGTTTCCCAACGGGAGAGGGAGCCTACTATACTATTGCCTTCTTAGATAGCGGAGGCAATGCGACAAAATCATACAGGTACACGCTTGGCCCTTGCGAGCGGTTCAACTCCATCCCAGTTCACTTCCAAAACAAGTACGGGGGCATTGACTCCTACACCTTTACACTCAAGAACCGCAAGAGGGCCAACATTACCCGGCAGACCTTCGGATACAACTCGGACGTTTATGCGACCACCACCTACGACAAAGTTTGGGCTGGGGAGTTCGACTACGTTTACGCACTCAACTCGGACTGGCTGACCGATGCCGAATCTGCTTGGCTGATTGAGATGGTCAGGTCCGGGCAGGTATGGCTTGAACTGGATGGGCAGTTGGTCGAAGCCATCGTCAACGCTAATACTTACCAATTCACGACTCGCAGGAACGACCGCCTCACGCAGTTGCAGGTCGAGGTTGCAGTTGCTTACAAGAACAACATCCTATGAGCGTAACCCTCATCGCCTACCCTCTAAACGATTCCGATGTTGAGGTCCCCTATGTAGTTGATACAATGGGTGGCACAGACATAGCCATCACGTTCAGCATTGACGACATAAACGACATCACCAAGCGTAGAGGGTCGTTCTCCAAGACCATCGAGTTGCCTAATACGACAACCAACGCAAGCCTGTTCAAATTTGCCTACAACGTGCAGTCCTTCGTCGGTGGATTTCAGCCGAACAAAAAGATTCGTGCTGCTATGTGGGAGGATGGTGTTCAAGTGTTCAGCGGTGCGATGCAGTTGCTCTCTATGTCCAAGACCAAGGGTGATGTAACTTACGAGGTCGGGATGTTCAGCGAGGACGTGAGCCTATTCCAAGACATCCAAAACAACCTGCTCGTCAACACGGCTGGCGTTACCGGGATGAATCACACGCTGACCTCGGCCCACGTTTCTGCAACTTGGACCGCATCGGGTGCGAGCGGTTACGTTTACGGCTTGGTGGATTCCTATGGAGCCACGGATGTAATCACGCAAGGTTGGTTTGCGGTTCCTTATTGGAAAATGGGGCCTTCCATTTACGTCAAGAAGATGGTGGACCTGATTTTTGCACAGGCAGGCTATCGGTATTCATCCAATTTCTTTAACTCGACCCTATTCAAGAAACTGGTCATTCCTTACTCTGCAGGGACGATTCCTGTCAACCTTTCGGGGTCTAACATCTTTGCGCAGTCAACTGGAAGTGTAACTTTTGCGGGAAGTTCAAACACAACTGCTCGATTCCCCAAAGACACTCCTGCCCCTTACTTTGACAATGGTGGCTACTGGGTCGCATCCTCCAGCACCTTCGTTGCTCCGAATGTTCCAACCCGTTGGAATGTTGATGTCATCTTAACTGTTAGTGGCGCAACCGCTGGAAGATTTGCAGCAAATATGTCCATCCGAAACTTGACCGACTCAACGGACAACATGGTTCGCACGGGAATAAACTTTACGACCAACACTCAATTCTCGGTCAGTTTTCAAAATGTAACGATACCAGCAAACACGACCGCAAACATTGGGTTTGCAGTTGTAGCAGGGCTTAACTTTTTTACCAACACTTACTCCATCCTTTCGGGGGCAACCGTTCTATGGACTTGCATTGATAATCCAGCAAGCATCGGAGTCTTTGATATGCGGACCGCCCTGCCTGCTGACGTGAAGCAAAGCGACCTGCTCGTTGACCTTCAAAAGATGTTCAACCTTTACTTCATGCCCGATGCACAGGACCCTAAACTCCTGTACATTGAGCCGTTTAAGGACTTCTACTCCAGCGGTGTGGTTGACTGGACGCAGAAGGTGGATGAAAACCAAGAGCAGTTGTTGACCAATGGCGACCCGAACCAATACAAGTCGCTTGTGTTTAAATACAAGGACATGGGCGATTACTTGTCCAAGACCTACAAGTCAAGCAATCCACTTGCGAAGGAAGGGTACGGAGGCCGTCAGTTCTTGACGCAGAACTTCTACGGCAAATCCGAGTTTGTCTGCGAAACCATGGCCGGAACGCTGATACCGGGTTCGTTCACAACCGATAAGGTCATCGGCAGGGCTTGGGACTTGGAAGGCAGCACGGCAAGCGGTATGGTCAAGCAGTTGAACACGGGATACCGATTAGCACAATACAACTCAATCGCTCAAGGCACAACGTCTTGGTTCTATCAAACAGGCGTGAGCGGTTCGTTTGCTACGGGCGAATACGTCGCCAATGTTCCATTCGTGAGCCACATTGACAACCCCAATGCACCCACCGAGGACCTTGCCTTTGGTATTCCGAGGCAGGTCTTCTATAATGCGGTCAACGCAAGTGGTACGCCAATCACCTACACGAACAACAACCTCTACAACAAGTATTGGCTCAATTACATCACCGAAACGACCTCCAAGGAGGCGTTGCAGTTGGAGTTGACGGTGTTCTTGAACTGCGTGGACATCTACCAACTTGACTTCCGCAAGCCGATTTATTACAACGGCATCCGCTGGCGTTTGCTTGAGATTCGGGACTACACGGTAGGCGAAGCAAAGCCTTGCCGGGTAACGCTCCGCAGGATTCTCAACCTTGCAGAGTTCGTGCCTGTAACGAGTGTCCCGATAACAAGCGACCCTATGGGATTACCCAACGGACCTATCGACCCTGACCCAGCGGATCCTGACTACGAACCACCCGTAAACCCTGAATTACCAACCCCCGGATAATGGCAGTAACTAAAGAAATCGTCCTCGAAGTAGGGATTAAAGACTCAACCGCACAAGGCACGACGAGTGCGAAGCAGCGTCTGCGTGAACTCCAAAAGACGCTCATTGATATGTCTTTGGCCGGGCAAGAAGGCACGAAGGCTTTCAAGCAAATGGAGGCCGAGGCAGGGAAACTCAAAGACCAAATCGGGGACACCTCGCAGCGAATCAAGACCCTTGCAAGCGACACCGTAAGAATTGACACCGTTGTTTCAGCGGTGCAGGGGATAACGGCAGGGTTCCAAATCGCCCAAGGTGCAGCAGCGTTGTTCGGGTCCGAGAACGAGGACTTGCAGAAATCGTTACTCAAGGTCCAAGGGGCCATGGCTCTCGCTACTGGAGTGCAGCAGGTTGCTAATTTGCTCAACAAGGATTCTATTCTAATCACCCAAGGGCAGGCAGCAGCACAGGCACTCTACGCAACCGCAGTCGGTGCGAGTACGGGGGCGATGAAGGCGTTTAGAATCGCCCTCCTTGCAACGGGTATCGGTGCAGCCATCGCAGCCGTAGGGCTTTTGGTCGCCAAGTGGGACGAACTCACCGCAGCGGTCCGCAGGTTCTTGAACCTACCCGACCCAGCCATTGCCGCCAAGGCGAGGGAGCAGGCGTTGTTGCGTGAAGAAGCAGCCCTCTCCAATTACCGGGACGCATACGAAGCCCACACCGAGGCGCAGATTCAGGCCAACAAGAAGCGTGAAGAAGATGACAGGAAGACCGCAGAGGCTCGAAGGTTAATGATGGAAGAGCAGGCTCGGTCAAGGGCTATCATGGCCGAAACCGAAGTACTGCAAGCCAAGACAACGGCTGACGCTTTGGTGCAGATTACCGCTGACCAAAACGCCAAGCAGGACGCTTTGAACGCCCAAGCGGTGCAGACCGAGATGGAGCGACGCATCAAGTTCAACGAGGATATGAAGGCCAACGAACTGGCCTTGGCCGAGTTCAAAAAGCAAGTAACGGTTGACTCATTGCAATCCGTTCAAAGCATCTTGCAGTCCTTTGGCAATGAAAGCAAGGGACTTGCTCTTGCTGCCTTGGCCTTGGAGAAAGGTCTTGCTATTGCCAATGTCATCGTCAACCTGCAAAAAGAGATGGCAGCGAATGCGGTCATCGCAGCAGCAAACCCGGCCAATGCTATAACCGCAGGAGCAGCAGGGGTCGCACAACTCAAGGCCTACAACACGCTTTCAAAGATTCGGGCAGGGCTACGCATCGCAGCGATTACCGCTGCTGGCATCCAAGGAGCCAAAGCCATTACAGGCGGAGGGGATAGCGGTGGTGTTCCAGCAGGAGCAGCAGGTGCTGGCGCACCGGGTGCAGCAGCATCCCCGGCAATCTTCGCAAACCCGAACGTTACCGACCTGTCGGGCTTCGGTCAAGGCCAAGGTCAAGGATCATCGCCTATGCGAGCCTATGTTGTGGAACGGGATATCACCCAAAGCACTCGCAGGGTTCGGAGGTTGGAGGAATTTGCAACTTTGGGGGCATAGGACATTTACCTGCATGGAACTACCCATTTACAGGATGACCGTGGACGAGGTGGATGAAGGGGTCCAATTCGTGGCCCTGACCGATATGCCCGCCATCGAACGGCCATTCCAAGCCTTCGCAAAGACACCACAAAAGTTCACCGAAACAGGCGAACGGAGGGTCCTTACTGGCCCTCTCATGCTTGCAGACACTCCCATCTATCGCAAGGACGAAACCTACGGGGAATACTACGTCGTATTTGACAAAGCCACCATCCGCAAGATAGTCCAAAAGTATTTCAAGCAAGGCAACCAGCACAACGTCAACGCTTACCACAACGCTGAACTGGATGGCGTGTTCATGTTCGAGAGTTACATCACCGACTCCGAGCGTGGTATCATGCCACCGAAGGGCTACGAGGACACCCCCGACGGCTCTTGGTTCGGTTCCTTCAAGGTAGAGAACGACGAAGTGTGGGACAACCGCAACCTGTTCAGGGGTTTCTCCGTTGAAGGGCTTTTTGGAATGGACAAAACCGAATCCGAACTGGAGGTCGCACTCGCTGGCCTTGCTGACGAATTAACCGCTTTTTTGCAACAATTAACCCCCACCTACAAATCCAATCAACTATGAACCTGAAAAACGCAATCGAATCCCTGCGAAGTGAACTTCGCAAATTCAGCACTCAAAAACAGTCCTTCGCTGACTACAAGTTGACCGATGGCACGGTTGTCCGTGTTGACGGGGACCTCGTTGCCGGGACTGCCGTTTACGTCGTAGCCGAAGACGGCACACTCCCTGCCCCCGATGGCGAACACGTCGTTGAGGGCGTTGGTACTATCAAGACCGAAGGAGGCAAAATCGTTGAGGTCATCGCTGCCGAAGTCGCAACCCCCGAAATCGAAGCCTTGCCCGTTGCTGCTGAAATCACCCCCGAAGTGGCCGTTGAGGTTACCGAAGAAATCAAAGAAGCCTATCCTGCCATGACCCCCGAAGTCGTTGAGGCTATCGTCGCCAAGCACCTTGGAGCCATCATGGAAGAACTCAAGGCTGCCTATGCCGAGATGGGCAAGATGAAGGAGAAAATGTCCGCATTCGCAAGCCAAGTTGAAACCATGGCCGATATCGTCGAGAAGGTTTCCGAACTCCCAGCCGAAGCCCCCAAAGCAAGCGGTTCCGCAATCGTTGAGCAACGCAAAGCCCAAGCCTCGCAGAACTTCAACGCACTCGCACAAGCACTACAATCACTCAAAAAAAACTAAACCCCTAACCCCCCCCCACTAACCATGGCATACAATTTTGGCAATTTAGCCACCTACACCGACCAAGAGAGGCTCCCTCTCATCACCAAAGCGGTATTCTCCGCTCGTTCAGCATCTTTGTTCACCAAGCAAGTTGGTGTCAAGTTTGCTGCTGCCCTTAACCTCATGGACACCGATGCAGTTCTGCAAGGCGGTGATGCTTGCGGTTACACAAGTTCAGGCACTACCACATTCAGTCAGCGAAATATCACCGTTGGCCGTATGAAGGTCATGG